AAAAGCAGACTGAGCATTCCTTGTTCCAAGGTCGGCACCTCCGACAAGAGAGTCTGGAATACCAATTCCACGGACTATGTCGCCGTTGACACTAACGTATTTTTCTGGACCGAGAATCTTGTCCGTAGGAGGATACTCTACGTGTAGGTCGATCATGTCGTCCCATACAAGGTCCATGACCCCGCCACCAACATTGTGCTGAAGAATATCGATAAGTTTATCGACTGCTGCTGGCGTAGGAAGAATTTGCTGATCCGATTTGCCCAATTTCCATAGTCTAATGACGTTGATTACTCCGTCAAGTGCTGCCATGTCAGCAAGACGCATTTTTTCTTTGAACATCACATCTTCAAGAACACCAAACAAGAATGGAGTGCCCCACGCTTCCCAGTCGTCCTTCTTGTAGTAATCTATATGAATCTTATCCATATCCAACTTGACTAGACCACCGGACTTCTTTGCTGCACGGACAACTTCTGGCGGGAGTTGCGTAACAAAATCTCTTTCGGCTTTAGTTTTTGGAGCCTTTATCGAGTTCATCAGCGATACTGGGATTCGCATACCTATCGCATCAGAACCAAAAAACCGACCAAGCTCTCCAGCGATCTTCTCTATGACAACGGGAGATAGGAAAGTGTACTTCCAAGGAATCTCTCTGCGATTGGCTTTCTTTTTGAGTTTGGTTATTTTTTCTGGTTTCTCTGGAACATGCGTTTCGTCTATCAAACCGATCGGATTAAGAGAAGCGTCTGCCCTCGACATCTCCTTGATAACCGGTCTTGCTATGAGTGCATTTTGTCTACGAACGATGACATTGGCGTCCCTCATCAAAAGCTTCATATAATCATGAGACCTATTCGTGAGATCGACTCTCCTTGCCCATTCTCTGAAAAATCGCTCTTGCGTTTTGACCGGATGTTGCAGCCGAAGACCTTCTGCGGCAAAATCCGTCATCAAGTCTATGATGTTGCGAATCATGCCTATCTTACGATAGACAGCTTGACATGCGAGGATGATTTCATCGTGCTTAACCGGCAACTTGTCGTTTGGACGTTGCGCATCGTAATTGTGCCTGTTGTGTCCTGCTCGGTTGTTGACATCTGCCGCTATTGCTCTTTGTGGGATACCTTTGCTCAAATGACATGTCTCCGGAAGGATGTAATCCTTTATACTGCCAATACCCTTCGTGTATAAATGGTTCTTGGTGGGATTTTTTACTTTTCTGACAGAACTCTTCTTAGCCATCTGTTCCCCCTCGCACAATCAATGCCATTACATTCCAATAACGATACAATTGATTATACACCATTATTCTAGATACGCTTACCCCGTTTTACGGCTTTGAAAAGACCGCCAGCACGGGTCGCCTCGGAGTTTCGCATCCGTCCTACACCCGGACCACGATACATGGGTTCATTCTTCCCAGTCTTAGCACGCTTTTCTATGTTCCCAGCCACATCATTGTAATCTATTTCTCCACCCTCGGAGATACCTTCATCGTAGATGTACTTATGAGCCAACAAAAGTGCAGTATATCTGTCTTTTTTCAATCTACCCTTTCTAGAACGACCTTCAACAGCGCCGGGCTGAATTACTTGTGGAGTATCGAATCTTTCCTTGCCCGTAGCAGTTTCGGTCATCTGGATAGTGCAAAGTTCATTTTTCAGTTCTTCTATGTTGTACACACAATCTTCATATGTGTCGAACACGATACCCCTAGACTTCTCTGCCTCGATCGCAGAATACATTTTTACACTGTCGAAAGCTGGAAACAGAAGAGAACGAGTTTCGAGACTCTTGTGGAGCGCTATGTTAGCATTCTGGTTGAAGTCGGTACTTTGTTGCACTAGATGCAAAATGTGTCGTCCATCAGTTTCTCCATCTGTTGTTTTGGGATCATCAAAATCGACAACTTCATAGATTGGGAAATCACCATCTTCAGTATTTAGCAACTTCTTATTCCGCAACATCTCCGCAACAGCATAACCACCACCCTGACTATCCATCTCAATCCGAACCGGATTGAACAATCGCGTTATGTCGCGGACACGAGAACAGCAATATGCGTAATAATCATCATCAGTCACTAACCCTCGTTGCTTTCTTTTCTTGAACTCTTTTTTGTTAACAACCCAACAGTGTATGACTCGTGAATGGTTAGCCCACACTTCAATCACGACTATCGCTAAATTGTCTCGCTCAGCAGCAGGATCAATACCTACTACATATGTTCGTTTTGATTCTGCCCTCATGTATGGGCTGAATGTTACCTCACCATCGGGAGTCTGTATCGGCTTGTTCGGCCCAACAGTACATCCTTCGACCAAGCTTCTTGGATAGAATCCATCAGAATCTTTTACAAAAACAGCACCATACTCCATCAGATATATGTTTCTCGGGAGCGTAGCTTTGGCGTGAGCCAATTGTCTGTCATCCAACAATCCTACTGGCAGATGAGTATGAGGAATTCTAATAACAGCATAGTCTTTGTAGTTGAAACCATCGGGTACCATATTCTCGCCACCAAAAATCTGCGATATCAAATCTGGGTCACCCTGGCTCTTTATTATTTCTTGCCACATCTCATACTTCTTACAGAAGTGATTGAAGGCATAGTACGCAGTACCAGAGTAAACAATTTGGTTGCCATGCATCTTCCCGTCATCTGTCACTAACTTCTTTTTGATGTCTGATGGCAAATCAAGCTGAGCTAATTTCGCATCAAAAGCCCTCTTCCTTGCCTCTTCTACTGGGGTCTTAGCGGTAGCTGCAAAACCACGAACAACAATGTCGAATACATCTTCGGGTATGGATGCGAATTCGTCAGCGATTACAACGTTAGCACGAAAACCTCTGATCTTCGTACCATCGCCCATGGGCAAGGCATAAATGATAGATTCCCCAATACGAAAATAACAAAGGTCTACATTCTGCCTTGGTCCAGCTTTCTTCCCGCCGCCGATGATTGCTCTTAGCATCGGAGATCGATTCCAAATGCCTTCGATCTCGTTGAACACCAATCGAGCCTGCCTAAGACCAGCACCAACAATCACTATCTTAGTGCCAGGGTCCAACACTGCTCGCAAGAGTGCGTATACAGCCAACATGAATGTCTTACTACCACCTCGACAGGCTATCAGCATTGGAAAGGGAGTGTTCCACATAATCTGAAGAGTTGCGATTTGGATAGGGAATAGATCGAGATTTAACATCACCTTTGCTGTCCAGCCAATATAATCAATGTTCAACATTTTGTCAATAACAAATTCATCCAGTGGAACTTTTGCCTGCTTCAGATCGGTAAAAATATGCTCAGCAATATCGGGCACACGATCCCTAAGAGGGAACATATGTCCGAACTTGCCCTGGTCGCCATGAAGCAAGTCATCCAGTGTTACCTTTGTTTTGCTGTCTGGATTTGATTCAGATTTACGCACCAAGATCATCACCCTGTTTCTCTGTCTTTGGTTCCTGTCGAACCCAACGATCTTTTGTCACTCGAACAACCTCTTCGAAAATCATTTGTGCGATCTTTCTACCACAAGCGCCCGCTGGTATAATATTGATACCATACTTGACAGATATGTACATCAACCATCTAACAAAAGACTTCCCAGGAACACCCTTCGTAAATTGTGGTGGAGACAACTCCATGATGTCTGGAGTGAACAGTGACTCAACAATAATGAACCGGTGCTTAATGTGGGATATGCGTTCCATCTCTGCCTCAAACGCTGGCCTCTTCTGACTACTGTAGTTTTGCCACAACTCTGCAAAATCAGCCTTTCTCTCAATAGAGAGTATGTCTGTATATCCTACCAGACTATAATCTCCGGTGTCAAGCTTCTCTATAATTGTGCCATCGCAATTGGGCGGTCTTCTGTTTGGATGATGCGCAGGGAACGTCCATCCATGATCTTTCTTCTCACGGGTATCCCTAATCACAGTATACTTTGGTAAAACTAGACGCGGCACTGTATCCCCAATCTGTAATCACTTTGAACCATGCGATCTATCATTTCTCCGAAACCAATTGTCGGTTCCCATCCTAAAATTTCCTCGGCTTTTGATGCATCTGCATGTAAAAGATTGACATCGACAGGACGATAGAATTTGGGATCAATCACTACATAGTCTTTGTAATCAAGACCTATGGTTCTAAAAGCAATTTCCAAAAATTCTCGAACCGTATGAGTTTCCCCAGAACCAAGAACAAAATCATCAGGCTTATCAAGCTGCATCATAAGCCACATCCCTCGAACCATATCACAAGCATGGGACCAATCCCTCTTTGCTTCTATGTTGCCGAGAGCTAATGGTAGAACATCCACATCCTTAACGGGAAATCCATCATTGATATCCATCCAATTTTGCAGACTTGCCACATACTTGGTTATCTTGCGAGTAACGAAAGCTTCTCCGCGCCGCTCTGACTCGTGATTGAATAGGATACCGGCACATGCAAAAAGACCGTAGGCACGACGATAAAGGCCAACGAGGTGGTGTGCGTACAGCTTGGCTACTGCATAGGGAGAATTCGGCGTCATCACAGTTAACTCTGTCTGTGGTGAAATTGTGGTGTCCCCGAATAGCTCAGATGTACTGGCTTGGTAGAACCTACTGTTTGGGGAGGTATCACGAATAGCCTCAAGAATATTCAATGGGCCGACTGCATCTATTTGACAAGTAGTAATGGGCTGATTGAAAGATACGCCGACGTGGCTCATTGCCGCTAGGTTGTAGACTTCATCCGGCTGAATTCCAGATATCAACCTATGCATACAAGATGCGTCTGTTATATCCCCTTCTACCAACTCGAAATTCGGATGATGTATGAAATCGACAATGCGCTCTGTCGTGTCTACGGATGATCGACGAATCAACCCATAAACCTTGTACCCTTTGTCCAGCAAAAACTCTGACAAATAACTACCATCCTGTCCTGTCACGCCAGTGATAAAAGCAGTCTTATCTATTTTTTCTTGTGTTGCATTCATAGCGACTTTCGCCTCCGTTTTCCTTGCTTTCTCCACCATCTGCTTCAGCAGCGATGGCTTCCTGGTGTATCTTGACCAATTTCTGCACATCTTCAGATAGTTCGACAACATTGGCGTTGCCGTCTTGTCTCGTCAGAGCCTCTGTTGTGTCGGAACAACAATTTTTGTATTTCTTATTGCTGCCACATATACAAGGCCAGTTTCTTCCCCATTTTATTCTTTTTCTCTCGATTGGCATAGTCACACCGAAAATACGCTTACCCAGATTACGTTCAGCCGACGATCGTTTCTTCTTCATATGCAACACCCCTTTCCTCTGCACTTAACCTTGCATTTATTCCCCAGCAATGATGAGTTGCAGCACTTTGTCCTTTTGATTTTGCTTCATCAGCAAATTCTTTCAAGCCTAACCCTAAAAACAATGCCCTCAGACGATTGAAATAAGTGTGATTATGCGACACATGCTCTACCGCCGATTTCACTTTATCGTATCTTGGTGTTTCGTCTTCTATGGCGTCAATAACCATGTTCATATAATCGGTAGTGCTGCTAGCTATTTCACAATGTGGCCCAAGACAATCAGTAGCCATGGGATTATCCAATATCTGTCTACCGCCGCATAGAGGAATCATGAATGTTCTTTCGTTCAAACATATCTGTGATTTAACCTGATCTACCGTATGTACGTTGGGACAAACTTTGGCGGTAGCGTAGATACATGCCATTCTGTTACCGTCATCAATGAGCGGACCATTGTGGGCAACCCCTGCAAGTTGCCATGCTTTGTCGCCGAATGCTTGGTAAGAATACCCCAACAAATCAAGACGTTCGAAAAGTGGAGATATCAGATGTTTGAGAACATCTTGCCTGTGGCCGAAATTGACAATCATAGCGACATCTGTTAGGGGAGAACAAGTTGATGGTAGTGCCCTGACTATGTTGCCAGCAACAGGCAAAAACAACAGATCAATACCACTGGACTTCCAACCACTCATATACACTGGCCATAGATGCGAGTTTATCCTGGTGTGGACAATTATTTGATCGATCTCCTGAAGAACGTGTGCTTCGTCTTGGTGTGCGAATTCGTATGGCCCACCCAATCCCATATCGCCATCATTGAGAGGCAGCGCATCTACGATAACAGATACGTTGTTTTTGTTTATCGCGTCAACCGGTAATTGTCTAACCCCAAACCGAGAATGAGTCATGATCAATCGCACGCCGTATTCTTCGATAAACTTTTTACACCCCAGTTTTGTTTTGGGATCACAACAATACACCTTCCACCCCAAACACTTCAGAGTATCTACATAGCCCCGCTGAATAGCTGAAGGTGCATTTCCTGGTCTAGGAATACAAAGAGCACATTTATTCATCTGTCTCTACTCCATCGTTCGAAAAATTTGTATCAGCATCCATGATTATCGGAGAGATACTACCATCTGGAAATTCATTGGGTTTACGAAAGTCTTCTGCAACATCTTTTGCTGCCAGCTTCGTCAACTCGGCGAAACGTCCATGTCTATCTCTTTCGTCTCGTGAATGCTGCAACTTACTGACCAAATCCAAAAACGTTTCTTCTCCACCCCTGAGTTCATCGAGGCGATCTTTTCTCGTGGCGTTTAAGGCACTGTAAATTTTCTGCCTTTCTTTAACCAACGTATCGTATCTATCATTCACAACTTTCAGTTGTTTGTAGTAATCATCCATCTGTCTCTGCTGCATAAGACGATACTTGATAGTATCCTTGTCCTCATCTTCTTTTTTGGGATTCTCTATAAACCAAAGACCAAGGATGTCTATCTGTCTCTGCAAAGCACGACCCAAAACCAACTGTCTGTCAACAAGAATTCTGTGTTTCAGGAAATCGTCAATCTGCATAAATTCACTAACAACTATATCAGCAAACTGGCAACACAAAAGACCAAAATCGTTAATGTATACGATTATTTCGTCTTGTTCTAGTTGTCTCTTAATAGTCGGATACAAATGAGAATTTTTGAATTGTTCCCTAAACCAAACCGCTGTCTCTGAATCGGTGAGACCGTATGGTGGAACAGTCATCATTGGCGCATCGACACCATCAACAACTACTACTTCTTCTTGTTTACTCTTGCTGGCATCCACTATGGCCCTGCGTCTGCGGCCAATAGTATCTGTGGTCCATTTGTACCCACATTTTTTTACCAACACCTTCTGGATGTCTTTATCTGAAAGTTTAGCTTCGATACCATTCGCAATAATGGCAAGAGCCTGGGAATTGGATGACAATCTTTTATTCTTCATTACCAATGTCTTCCTCCCTCTGTTGCAAAATTTCAGAGACCTGTTCTCTAACCATATCGACAACCTGACTTCGAACTTTGTTGTTACCAATCAATTCTTCGAAAGGCCGAAGCAACTCTTTTGATAATCTTGCTTTGATGTACACGACAGTTTCTTCGCACAAAATGAAGTTTATTGGATCAACGCTAATCGGTGTGCCGCACAACAAAGTACCTTGATCAGCAATGTCGCCACCTCCGAGAGGAAGCGCATTGACTAGGTTCATTCTGATTCGTGCAAAACCAGAACTCGGTACATCTGATCCTGGACGAAAATATTTGTCTCTTTTCAGGTTTTTTAGACGATTAGCCACATGTCTGGCCAAATAGTTTTCTACCGGACCAATCGAAGGATCATATCTCTTCATTGCTTCCAAGCACATACACCATACTTCTTGCCCTATGTCGTCATTGCAGTAATACGCGAACGAACCGTTACTACTGCGAGATTTTGCTATCTTCTCGATAATGGGATATGCTTCATCCAGAATTTTCTGATTCGTTGTCATCCTTTGATTCCTCTTCCATCAGTTCGCCGAGAACTCGCTTGCCGTCTTTTGGCTCGGGATCAGGAACAGCCAAATCTTTGACAACCTTCTCGTTAGCTTGATCTGTTCCCGTAGCCTTCAGCCGACATTCGATTTTTTTCTCATCACTCATTTTCATCACCCCTGGAAATTATACACAACGTCCGATAAAAACACCCCTCCATATATATAGACAGCACATTTTGGGAAAAGCGCTCGGTTTTTTTTATCTTTTTTTTGGAACACAGGCCCTGGTTGGGCGTATAATGGTATGTAGAGGATATTTCTCTGGAGATCACCGGTATGCTCAAGTTGATTCACGGCAAATTCGAAAAAGCAAACATACGCAAAATCGGCAAAATAGACCTGATTATAGCCGATCCACCGGACAATATCGGTCTCAAGTACGATGGTTTCAAAGACAAGCAACCATCAGACGTTTACGAACAGAACATCCGTGACTGGCTCGATCTGATGGCCGGTTTGACCAATGGACCTATTTTTTTCACTTTCAACGAGAAGTGGACCGAATTGGTGGAACATGCCATTGAAGGTAGTTGTATCCCAATAATTCAAAGATTGCAGTGGTACTACACTTTTGGTCAGGATCAAACGAAGAGGGGGAGATACGCTCTTTGCTACAGACCGGTGTACTGGCTGAATTCTGACTACGTTAGACCAGAAGAAATCAAGGTGCCCAGCGCAAGACAGACAAAGTACAATGACAAGAGAGCCGCCCCTGGCGGTAAAATGCCACCCAATGTCTGGGAATTCTCTCGTATTTGTGGTACGTTCGACGAGAAGAGAAAGTGGTCACCGACTCAATTGCCGGAAGCGATGGTGGAGCGTATCGTCAAGGGACACTGCTGCCCAGGTGGCCGTGTGCTTGACCCATTCTTGGGAAGCGGGACAACTGCGATTGTCTGTCAGAGACTCGACGTGAACTGTGTAGGGGTAGAAATTAGTGAAAACGTTATCCAACAAACGGCGAACCATTTAGGGGTGAAATATGCCAAAGCATGATCCATCAGCGTTCGGCGTACACCTGACCAAACAGTACCACAGAGAGCACTTCCAACCGAGTGACTTTCAATGGAGCGTTACAAAAATTGACGACGACTTTACTCTCTATGATGTATTCAAACTCATCGCATTGGCAGAAAGAGTAACTCCAGGAATCGCCAAAATCTTAGGGATGTCAAACTTCGATCTGTTCTGGGCTCAAATCAACAAAGACAAAGACCCCGACTATGAAGTTCGACCAGAATACCTTGAACTCTATTGGTCAGCAGAGTGCGACATAAAAGATGATCTAAACGAAGAAGACCCCGCTAAGAGTGAGCTATCGGGTCTCATGGGTTTCCACGGAATCGGACCCGGCTGTGTCTGCAAAGATAACAACGATGATCCACAAGACTGCAAGTGCCCAGAGACCAGAGGTTATGGTATCGAGTTCATTCCAGTAAACAATCTCGCACACCTTCCTGTTCGTGTCTCGCCAAGTGTTCAGTTTTGCCCACCGTTCGTACAGAACGAAAGTAGTTTTCGCAGAACAGGATTCCAACTCACGATTGACCCAACACTTTGGTGTCTAATCACCAGCATATTTTGGGAATTGACTTTTGTCGATTCAACCCCAGATAAGATCGCAGACAACTCCGAACAAATTTTTGGTGTGATAAAAGGCATCAGAAAGAGAATGGAAGAGGCAGATGAGACTATTGACTTTTTGGGAGATTTACCGTGAACGTAGTCGTCGTCAAAGAACTTCTCGCGGAATGGACAGAATTGATTGTTGCAAGTAGGAAGGCGTGTCTGAAAAAGGCTAGCAAAACTCCTGATGGTTTGCGCAGACGGATCAAAAGAACATCTGGCAAACCTGTCGTTTTTGATTTTACTACATATGAACAACAGAAGAGAATCCAAGACGCACTGTGCGTAGAATTACCAGAGTGGTCAGATTTGATTCGTAGCGAACCGGAGATTATGAATGGTTACTCGTGGACTAGTGGGGACTTTATTGACCTTTATCATTCACATTTTACTGTCGTTGTGGAGAAACTCGGCAGGGTACTTCTTCAGGAAGATAATGTGTGACACTTGTGGTCATAATGAGTCGATAAGAAAAACCCGAAAAATTATGGGTGGGATATGCATTTGTGAATCGTGTCTGTATAAGATCGTATTCATACACATAACCACTCATCACATAAGAACATTGTGTCCTGGTTGTTTTGGAAAAACGAAACTGTCAAAGCCCTGCGACTGTTGTAATTTGGATGTACTGATTAACGTACTTAGTGGGTGCGACGTGAGAGGATGATTGTATGGGCGAATTATTAACACGAATACTAGCCATGATAGAAAACCTATTGATATCTCCAATCGTTTGGATTTGTCCGATTAAATGGGCAATAGTTATTCCTGGGTGGTCGGCTATAAGATTTACCTTCGGACAACCAAGCAAAGATTTAGAGCCGGGAATTCATTTGGGTACAACAGGACAGACAATCGAGAAACGACATGTCCAAACGAACCTTGGCATAGCAGAATCAATGTACGTCTTAACAGAAGATGGTCTTTCTGTTCGCATCAGAGGTGTTGTGATTTACAGAATCACTAATCTCATGAAGTATCTGACCTTTACCGAAGATTCCGATCAGTTCATGATAGAGGCTTGCGAAGCTGCAATCAGACATATCGTTACTACGGTCCCGTTTGACGACTTGGTAAACGATAGCAGCACAGTAGAGGAAGCTATAGGATCAAAAATCACTGAGATATGTAAAGAATTAGGCATCAGAGTTAAGCGGTATCGTTTTCAAGATATTGAAATAACTGATCCGATAGGCCGGGCAATGGCTTCCGTAAGAGCTATGGCACCAAAGTTGGCTGAATCTGCCAAGGCTGCATCCGAAAAGTTAGGGATACCCCCAAAGGAAGCATTTGTTGTGTTGTCTCCGAACATACAGTTCGTGGCCGACATCCTGAACATGGTCCCCAGAGACACAGAACTCCAGGAGGAAGAAGATGAATCTTAGCGAGTACCAAGAGAAAGCCAGATCAACCGCCATCTATCACGTAGGCGAAGATTACGACCAGAACATATGTATGATCTACCCAGGACTAGGACTCGTGGGAGAATGCGGTGAAGTAGCAGAGAAAATCAAAAAGCTTTACCGTGATGACAATGGCAAATTGACCGACAAGCGCAAAGAGGCCATCAAGAAGGAATTAGGCGACTGCTGTTGGTATCTATCGAATCTCTGCTCCGACACGGACTGTGATCTGCAAGTGTGCTACGAAATGAAAAGTAGTTCTCAAACACAAAGAGTTCGCCTGATGGAGTGGCCACAGTTGGTATTGCACATGAACAGGTGCGCAGGTATGGTCGCAGAAGCACTTGAGTCGTGGTATTACGATTACGCTTGTCGCTTAGGAGAACGCAGCCGCTTCGTAGCCATAGCCCACAACGTGACAAAGATTCTTGTGTGTATCGAAGAATTGGCTTTCAGGTGTGACTGCACCCTGGAAGATGTCTATGCCCTCAACATCGAAAAGTTGCTCAGTCGCAAGGAAAGAGGTAAGATCAAGGGAGATGGTGATGATAGGTAGTGGTGTATAATACCATGGAATCCCTCTACTATTGAAAGGGGGGAGATGTGGTCGAGGTTGTCTGGGTTGTTCTAAAAAGCAAAAACCGTTTCCTCCTAATACAAAGATCGGTCGACGATGTATCAGGGGGAACATGGTGTTTCCCTGGAGGGAAGGTTGATCCAGACGACAAGACACCTGCCGACGCCGCCGCCAGAGAACTCAAAGAAGAAACCAATCTTGATGGACACAATTTCAAGCTACTACGTACACTGCGTTCAGGATCATGCAATATGCATATTTTGTTGTGCAACATGTGGGATGGGGAACTCAAGCCTGCTTGTGAGGACATAATGGGAGTAGGATGGTTCACTGTCGCGGAGATTCACGCGATAGAACAAAGCTTGACTCCATTTTTGGTAGAGTGTCTTATGTACGTGTCTTATCTGCTGCATCAGAATTAGCAGATCAGGGGGAAAAAAGTGATAGTAACGAAAAAGAACCGCCGACAACTACTGGACTTTCTTTTGTTTAGGTGGAAAACGAGAACCACTTTTGCTGCGATCGAAAAGGTGTACGTTGCGGCTGAAGAGTTCGCTAAAAAAAATAACATGCAATCTCCCATTAAGCACATGAATATAGGTGTACTTCCCTGTCGCCAAATCGCAGTCATCAAGCATCTTATTGTATCCATTCTGCCAGAGGCAAAATTCATCAACTACGACTACGAATCTCCAGCACCGCTCAATCCCGAAGATTTCATGGAGATGTTCATAGAAGACCACAACCAGTGCATATCCAAGGTGGAATCGTTGATGGATAAGTTGAAAATCGTATGAAAGTCAATTGCGCATGGTGCGGGGAACCTTTCGAGAAAGAACAAAGTCGCATCAAGCAGACTGTGAAGCTAGGCCAAAAACACACCTGTTCACGATCCTGCGCTTCCAAGCTAACCAATGAAGACCGCCGCTGCGATCCCACAACCCGCAATGCAGAACACACCAGGAAAGACAAGGAAAAATTCCCAGAAAAGGAACACGCCCGATACCTTGTCCGTCAGGCTATAAAAACAGGTAAACTCATCCCACTAGAGGAATGCGAACTCTGCATGTCCGAGAAAAACGTCCAGGGACACCACCCAGACCATTCCAGACCCTACTTTTTGCTGTATCTGTGTGCCGAATGCCACAGACAAGCGGATGAAGACCCCGATAAGTACGAAAATCTGGCAACAGACTACGGTGTATAAGATTACGGGAAGTGTCTTGTTTCTTTACTGAAAAGGATATTGCCATGTTAGCTTGTGGAACTTCTATTGGAACACTAGTGGCGTTGAGCCTTATTGTTGCTATGGTTGGTACATTTTTGTACGGTGTGATTCATTTTATTCACAAAAGTATCTAAAGGGGTTGGTCAATGTGAAGGAAAGTCTACTTTTCAAGATTGAAAAGGCTGTTTTCGGCTTTATCGGAGACATCAAATGGGGCGGTATTCGTAGTCCATTTTGGTTCACAATCAACGCCAGTACTTTCCGGCTCAAGGGGAAACACTACAGAGACCTAGACCTGATTATCCAGCCTGGAGACATCCTAATCCGTAGATTCGAGGGATATATCGACAAGTGGCTCATCCCTGGCTGGTGGAATCACGCAGGAATGTATGTTGGAGAAGTCGAAGGGAAGCAACACAAGGTAGTTCACGCCATCAGCGACGGGGTCGTGGTTGACGATCTCATCGATTTCATGCGAACGGATCACATGATAGTCCTGCGCGCTCCAGAGGGCTTACAAGAAGAAGCAACCAAGCGAGCCAAATTGGCCATAGGCAGCGACTACGATTTCGCTTTTGACTTCAACGAGACTCTAAGATTCAGTTGTACTGAACTTGTTGCTCATTGCTATCCAGGACATGTCGAAGGCAAGAAACGATTTGGTCGCATTACAGTGGTTGCTGACGACATAGTCAATACTCCAACCTTCAAGGTGGTGTGGGATTCTCGCAAAGAGTAGGAAGGACTGACGTACTATGAAAGAAGATGAACTCAATCATAGATTACGGGAACTTATCGACATAGCTTCTGGACAAAAGACCAAAAAACAAAGCAAGGTAATCTCCAGGGCTGTCACACAAGAACCAAAAAAGCACGAAGAAACCAAAAAACAGATTGCAAGAATAGCCAACTCATTGCAAGAATTACGGCTGTGTATCAAATATCTCATGTTCGACGTAGAAGCAACTAGGCGAGAGCGAGATAAATTACAAGGCAATCTGGATAATCAACCGCCCGATTAACTATGATCTGTGTTGGGTGCCTCTACAGGACAGCTATGTGGATCAAACTTACGACGATCATGTCCGATCTGATACGGCAAAAGATAATGACTAAGGTCCATAGACACTAGCTCGATCCCAGACGTACTAAACTCTTCCCCTAATACAACAATCTGGATAGCTTCTTTCTTGCAGGCGAACGCCGCAAATGCTTCCATGTTAGCCCCCAAAGACTCTCTCCATCCTGGTAGAAATGCAATCTTCCTACAGTGGTTGATGACCTGATTCAGGTCGAGCGTAATACACTGAGCAAATGACAGCTTCAAATAGCTAGCCTGTTCAGATGGACTCCATACCGTTAAGCCCATATCTCTGAGATTCTCAGCTACTCTGGTAAACATTTCCTTGTTCAGGTTCGGATAACCTCGCATCGGACCCGCCAGATAAAAATCGTATTCCTTCTTTTTCACAAACCACATAAGTAAATCTCCAAAGAAAATTCCCTAATTGTTGATGGGATCAACATAATCGTTCCATTCAAGCTTAGCTGCCAACGAGGCATACTGAACAACAACACCGATGTCG